AAGAATCCAAACCGATTCATCTTTAAAGATTATCAGGTTATCCAAAACCTCGGAAATGCCGGTGATGTTCTGACCATCGTTGGTGTTGATCTGAATGAAGTTGTTGACCGGGAATGAACCTGGCACCCCGGCATCACTAAAGTACAGGGTCGAACTGTTTTTGTTGGCAGCATAAACCCGGTTCTTGTGGATTTTGATGTACTGGGCAGTAATCGCAGCATTGGCGATAGAGTAGTTTGAGCCATTGTAGACAATTAGTGGGTCTACCCCGTTGGCTCCGTACATATTATCCAAAAGCTCATCAAATGACCACTGTTGGTTAGCCGTGAAAGTAGCCGGAGTCCCGGTCAGGGCAGTTGAACCACCGGCGTTGTTGTACTTGAACAATTGGTTGTTTGAGCCATATACAAGCTGTTTGGTACCGTTTGACTGATAGAGTGGGTACATTCCACCTACAAAACTCGAAAGCTTGCTGGTGAGCAGTTTATTGTAGCCCTTGCGCGTCTGGCAGGACTGAACTATATCGAAAACAACGTTAAGGCAGTCCGGGCTGGACTCTTCGCTCATGCCATCAGGAGCAGAGCTAGCGGGGTCGCTAGTCGTATCAATCCCGTCAAAGTACGGAATCTCGTAATCGAGTTTCATACGAGGCGCGTTTCTCTGCGGGCGGGAGAGGTTAGTGGAGCGTCTGACAGGCATGGGAACTCCTTATAGTACGAAACCAGAGTTTATGTCTGATACTCTCGTTACACCTTTAGGATTTTGCTGCTGCCTATCTCGCGTACCCCGGACTAATTGGTTGAATCGGCGTGAGTACTTGCGCTCCAAAGCTGCTGTGTCATCTTCGTCCTTGATCTTGGCATCAATGCCAGCTTGGATGGCTAGAAGGTCAATAAACTGCGGAGGCATCACCGAAACATCAGTATCCAACTGCATTGAGGGCAAAACTGGAACGTACCAGTACTGCATGGTTGTACCGGCTGAAAAGGGCGTGGGGCGTAGCATAAGCGAGTTGCCCACTATGGATGGTGTATATCCAACCGAGTTGCCCTGTACCAATGGTGGTACCAGACCGCTATTATAGAAGTTATTATCGTCAGAAAAGTTGGATAGTTTGAGCTGAAGCCCGGTGTTCACATCCTCCAGGCGAATCAGCTTCCAGAAATCGGTAGCCAAAGGATAAGCAGCTTGCCCGGCTACAGTCGTTATAACTGTCGGCGCGGTGGCAACAAAGTAGCGCTCGTCTACCATTGAGATTTCGGTAGCTACCTCTTGCTGGGCATCGTTAATAGCCCAGTTCAGGTCTGAGTCAGTAAAGTTGGCTTGAGTAGGTTCGTCAATATAGAAGCGGACCCGTTGCCGGATTTGAGCCAAAGTCGGGAAAATTACGGTATTAGCCATTATCCAAGTTCCTTCCGGACAGCTCGCTTCATATCGGGAGCAATGTCCTTAATCTTCTGTTTAAAAGCTTCCCGGTGCTTGCGGTCTTTCTCGGCAGACTGTTCGTCCAGCCTACGAGCCATTTTCTCGCCGGTAGGGTCGTCTTCCCACTGTTTGCGCCCGTTCTGGACGATAACCACAATGTCGTGCAAGTCCTGGTCGTTCGGCACCCGAAAGTGCCCGTCATTGGTCTTTATCCACCACAGAATGTAAGGCTGGGCTTCTTTGTAACTAGACGGCAGAATCAGGCTGGAAACGTGCTTCTGGACCTGTACGACTGCCCACATCCCATGAGGTACAATCCGGTCATCATGAAAGAGCTGGACATCGTGAATGCCAACGCTGCGGAGCTTTGACATAATCGCTTGCGCTTCTGCTGCTCCTGGAACTGCTTGCTTGACCTGGATTATGCTGCTCATATATGTGTTCTCCCCGCTACCCTCTAATAACTCTCATTATAGAAGGTAGTTCGGCAAAACACTAGCGAGTTATCTTAGAATGTGTTGACAACTTTGGCGTTTCGGTTAGGTGCTTCGCAGTAAAGCTGAGCATCGTAGTACAGGCTGAACTTGTACGCGTCCTGGCTGTTTACCAATAGCGGGTGGAGAATTGAATCCCCGTTCATTACCCATTCGATTTCGCTTTGCTGGAAGAGCTTGAAGCTGTCGGTGTCTAGCATCCACATCTTCTTAGGCGGAGCCTGTCGAGATGGAATCATTGCAGCACCGGAGAAGCTCAAACCTTCACCCATTTGTGTTCGAAGGTCTTGTGAGACATCCAAACCTCCAGCGAACTGAGGAGCGTTAATGCCCTCAACTGGGTATCGCTTTAGAGAAGCCAGCAAGTTGCTGTAAGTTCGGCGAGTAGCGTAATCACAGATGATTAAGTCAATGATTCCACCACCGATCTGACGAGCAGCATCGAAGGCTTGCTGCATTAGGTTCTCTGAAAGAGAGCCAGCAGCGTTAAAGCGGTTACCGTACAGTACTGGGAATGTGGCGCGGTTTACTGTGAAGTAAGCCAAACCTGGGTAGTCGGTGTTGTCATCAATGATGGTGTCAAGACCAACCAATTCCTTAGTTGCTGTAGCTGAAGTGTTGTTCTGGGCACGCGCAACAGTAGCACCTGATGTGATTGAAGCTTGCGCTGTAGTCACGGTGATAGTGTTGGTAGCGTTGTTAACCGCAGTAATCAGAGTACCAGTCTGACCGGTTGGAAGACCGGCATCGTTAGTAGTCTGGTTGGTTACGGTTGTCCAAAACTCGACATACATACCAACTGCTAGGTACTGAGTGTTGTTTACAACCACTGAGGTTGAAGACGTAACTGTTCCGTTAGTAGTAGTAAGCTGTCCTGCTCCGTTGAAGAGCTGACGACCAATTTCGTTAGGAACGTCTGTTAGAGAGAAGCGAATTTCCTCTTCCAGGGCGTTCTCGAAAGCTGCGTCACTCCCGTAGGAGGTTCGAATAACACGACCAGTAATCTGCCCAACTAGGTAGTTAGAGCTCATGTTAATCTTAGCGTTTGTCAACTGCTGGTTACCAGGCAAAGGAAGTAGATCGGTGTCGTTTCGGGCACCCATACCCTGGTTGCGGTTAACACGGAATGGACGAACCACGTGCTGACCTTGACCATCGAGAGTGACTTTTTCCTTGTCCAGGATAGCCCACAACGCAATTTCGTTGTTAAGCTCGTCTTCGATAGCTCCAGGATAAACTTCCTTCAGGATGGCTGAGACTGTTGACTCAGAAGCTTGTGCCATGAGAAGTTTCCTTTTCTATTAAAAACGGTGAACCACCAAAAAGGGGATTCACCGTCCGTTTACTGATATTGAAATGTAACTATGTATTGAGTTTCTGGCGAGCCAATCCGATTCGGCTCTTGATCCGTTCCTTCGGATTCCGACCAGTAACATCTGGCTCACTTGGGGGTGTAGCCCCGCCTGAACCGGGCTTCTCGGCTCCTCCGCCATTGCCAGCCTTGTAGCCGTCAATCGCGCGGTTGCGTTCTGCCTCAACAATCTTATCCCAGTTCATCTCCTTGTAGGCTGCCTGTAGAGCTGCCTTAGATGTGATAGGCAAGTTGTTGGCTTCGGCATATGCCATAACAGCCTTGTGGTCGTATGGAATGCCTGGAACTGGTGGAGTTGCCTCCAGAGCTGCTACATCCTGACGCACCTGAGCGTTAGTCTGTATAGCATCCAATTCTTGCTGGCTGACTAATCCGAGCTTCTTTGCCCCTTTGCGGATCAAATCCTCTACTTCGGGGTCGAGGTCGTCATCCTCGTTGACTTGTGGCGTTACGGCTGGTCGCGATTCGAGCTCCGCTTGTAATCGAGCGTTCTCTTCCTCTGCCTGTCGGCGCTTTTCAGTCTCCTCACGTAGCCTGTCACTTGGCACCATTGCTGGTGGTTGACCGCCTGGATTGGTATCGGGTTCATTTCCCGGAGGCGTTGCTGGTGGGGTTGGCGGAGCTGGTGGCTCTGCCGGTGGTGCAGCCGGTGGCTGCGGGTTTCCTGCTGGCGGGACAGGGTTGTCGCCGGGGTTTGTGCCTGGTGGCATATTAACTCCTGCATTTTTTAAAGAGGAATGCCCTCATTAACAATATATATACACTAGAACAATGGGATCAGTCAACACCTCCACCGAGTTTGCTAACTTTTCGACCACGACTTCCAGGCATCGTACCGCGTCCTGGGTTGTTGTGGGGTTGGCTAGCGTCACCGGCTGTGCGCTGAATGTTGTGAGTAGCTGGTGAAATACCGGCACTCTTACGAACATAGGTAGACTTGCTAGCCTGTGCTCGGCTAGAAGCCTTGCGTGGGTAAGCACTCTTACCGGGAACACTTTTTGATGTTGGACGAGCTAGATTATCGTTGCCAGTTCTAGCTGCTTTTCGTACTGGTTTTGCTGGTAAAGCCATCGCTTTTCCTCCTTATTTACTTTAAAGCTGCTGTCCGGCTAGAGCGCGCTCGTTAGCCTTTTGAGCCTCTACATTGCCATTATACAACTTATCCTTATGAAAACCACAAACTTCACACGTACCAGCAGCATCAAGTTGGCTAGTCTTTCCGTGATTAACGCAGTTCCAACAAAGTTCGTTGCCGTCTTTGTCATAAAGCTGGTCTTGTGGGGCAGTTGGTCCGGCGATCTCAGCAGCAGCTACAGTCTGGCTAGATGCAGCTTCGGCAGCTTTTCGGGCTGCTTCCGCTTCAGCGACCTTAGCGTTTGCCTCTTCAGCAGATTTCTCGGCTTCAGCAGCACGAGCCTCTGCCTCTTCAGCTCGCTTAAGAGCTTCGACTAGAGCCGGGTTACTATCGTTTTCTTCAGGTGGCGTGGGAGCCGTTGGAGCAGAAGTAGAAGCCTGTACGGGTTCCACCGGGCTCGTAGTTGTATCAGGGGCTTGTGTGCCCTGATCTTTTGGCTTTTCAGCCTTATTGCTTTTGCTTGCGCTTGCCATTAGGTGTTCCTCCCTTAGTTAATTTATTTGCGCTGGTCTTATTCTGCACTACTTTCTTTTTGGGTGCAAGTTTTGGACCGGGTGCTGGTGGCGGTGCAGGATTAGGACCGGGCGGAGTGCCAGGTGCAACAGTCTTTGGAGCCGGTTTAGCTATAGGTGCCTGTTGCCCTTGGGCTTTCTGGCGCTTAGCTTCCTGTTCATCCATATTAGTGTCACCTTGAGGCATTTGACCCGGAGGACCTGTATCGCTCAAGTTTGGCTGGTTAGGCATTGAAATTTGGTCGTTTGGAACCAATCCCGGCGCAACTTGAGTAGCTTGCATAGCCTGGACGTGATCCTTAATGTGCTCCTGGAAGAGCTTGAGAATAGTGGCGCTAACCGGCTGACCGGCTTTCTGAGCTGCCAGCAGTTGGTCCATAACCGGACCGTGAGTCTGCAAATGGACGATGTGGTTATCACCAAAGCTGACTTGTACAGCTCGCATATCCATCATTTCGATGTCTTCATTCTGGGCTTGCATTTCAGCCTGGGCTGGGTCTTGGATGTACAAACCGCCTCGGAGCTGGATTTCAGCAGCGTCAGAGTTAATACCGAACTTGCTTAGAAGCTGTGTGCGCTCGATAGGTGTAGTATCGCTCATCTTGTTCATTCGAAGCATTAGAGTCTCGCTTCGCTTGATAGGTTCAACCTGCTGGGCAGCGCTAATCTGAGCCAACTGGATAGTAAACTCGATGTGCTTCTGGCGATGGTCGCGAACATATTGCTTCTGCTGGTCAGTCAATTTAGCCCAACGCGCGCCACGACCAAACTTATCAATAGTCTGGATGTGAACGGCGTGGTTCTCAAAGATTTCAGGATCGGGGGCTGGCTTGCCTTTCATGATAGTTCGAAGCTCGTTAAGCTGGCGCTCAATATCTGGCTCATCATCACCCATCGCTGCATCAATGTCAGGCATTTCAAGCAGTTTGAATAGAAGCGCTGGATCAGTAATCGCCTTTTCTTTCCAGAGGTTCATGTACATCTGCTGCTTCTGAGCAATTGAGTAAGGCATCGCAGTACCGGTAGAGATAACCAAATCATCCCGCGTAGAGATTTCCTCTGGTTTGATAGCCAGCCAAGCCACTTCGCCGAACTCGTCAGTCTTGGAACTTGGGAATTCACGAGTAGATTTGTAGTACAACTTGGCGGTCTTAAGCATTAGTTTAAAGGTAGAGACAAAGAAGTCATCATAGTTGTCTCGCATCATTGTCAGGTTGTTTTGGTCACCGGCAGACAGCTCTTCTACTAAGTCGCCGGAAGCCTGGGCGAATGGAGCGCGCCCGTTAAATGAGGCGTGCATCCCGGAAATGTCTTCAATGAAAGCTGCCAACTGCCCGATGTGCTGCATGATATAGCTCGGCAGGTTAATAGCGTCAGCCTGGCGCGGAGCACCGCCTGGAGTTACGTCATACTCAATAAATTGCCCAGTCTCATCTGTAATTACGTTCACGTTTGAGCCACGTGGCATCAGCCAGTTAAGCTTGCCCATAATCCGGGCAGTTTCGTGAACCTGGGAAACCATCTCGTTAAGAGCTCGGTTTGGCTCCCGGATGTCGTGAATAACACCCTTAGAGTCCATAAGCATACCGGCAACGTCAGTCTGGAAGAACTCAAATGGAAACTCATCGCAAATCCACTTTTCGTGGCGAAGCAGAATGCCCTCTTCAGTCCGGGTAGTTACCCAAACCTGCCACTCGCCGTCAACAAACAGCTTGCGGAACATTTCCAGCACTACGACTGTATCCATGCCGTTTGATTGTCCAAGGCTGAAGGTGTTGGCGTTCGAGATAGCCAATCGAAGCTCAGACTGCTTCATTTGTGAGGCAGCCAGTCGAGTATCTGGAGTCAGCTTGTCGGTGTTTTTGTAAAGCGGGTTAGATTTTAGCTCAGCGATAGTTCGAACCGGCGCGTGTACAATGTAGCGCATATCACCTTTAACAGATGCCATTGGGTCTGGATAGATTTCAAACGGATCACATCGGGCTACCATGACCTCACCGTAGGTGTAATTCTCGGTAGAACCATCGTCTTTAGTAAACGGCGTAGTTGGAGCCAGAGCATCATTGTTCCAAAGGATTTTGACACAGCCCCAACCGTACTTAGCGCCGTCCAAAGAAGTTGTTTTAGCAACCCGGTTCATTTCCAAGTGGCGATACCAGTAATCGCAAAGGTGCTTCTCTTTTTTAGCCCGCAGGTAAGCATTATCAGCTTGGTCGCCAGGTCGGATGCCAATGTCTGGGTGTTCAGCGTTCAGGAAGTTCACGATGCCCCGAACCTGCTGCTTAACCTTATTGATGATGACTTTGTCGTTCATCTTTTCAGACGAAATGGTCTGCACCCGGCGAGCGCCAGTGTTGTACTTCAAGAACTGATTATTATTGTAGTAGGTGTCGTTAATGAACCAGTTGAACTCAGTCCGTCTGCGGGACTCTTTAAGATACTTCCAAATCTTATTGGTTTCCTCAATGATTTTCTCTTCCGCCTCTAATTCAGCAGCCAGTTCGGGCTTGGTCAATTTTCGGATTCGGTCTCTAACAGCCATTATGATTTAACCTCCCCAACGTTGCCCTCGCCAATGGCAGAGACAGCGCTGAACGCATCCTCAAAGGGCATATCGCCTAGGTCTACCAAATCAGCAACAGGGGTGATTTCACGCCCTCTTTTGACGGTTTTCTTAGCCGGAAGCGTAGGATGCAGGTTCTTCGGACGAGTGATGGTTTGCTCATAATCAGCCTCTTGATACCGGGTATTCCAAGTTAGGAAGACTGAAATCTTCTGCCAAGCCAAGAAAGCCCCGACTCCCATAGCCAGCAGTAGGAAAAAGGTCAGGATCATGAAGATGGTTAAAACTATTATCATGTGATTGGTAAAGTCTTGTTAGACTCCTCTTTAAATTGCAGAATCGTCTCAGTTGAAACTTTCCCGAAGGAGTCCAGGTCACCCAAAATAGCTTCAATATCGCCTTTCGGAAAGACAATCTTGTCGTATTTGGGGTCATCATGGAGCCCTTGGAGCCAGCCTTTAACCTCTCCAACGATAAGTTTACCGTCTGAGGTATCAATGTAGGTGAGGAAGTTCATCAAATCGGCTCGGTCAATATACCCCTGCTCATAGATTTTAGCGTTGAGCTCGTCTACTTTTTCTTTGTCCAAGAACGAATCTTTTAAAGCCATGATGTACCTCTAGTGCTTATCATACAACAATTTTTACTGTTGCACATTGTTTTTCAACCCGTCAGTGTGCTTAATGCCGGAACCTGAATGGCGGATATTGGTTCTATTGTACCGCGACACCAGCAAATCATCCACCGTCATTCCGAGGGCTTGGGCGCGCCGGGCAAGCTCCAATGGATGCTGAAATACCCAAGGCTCAATAGACTGCAAATGGTTCGGAGTTTGTGGTCGGCTCATAATCCCATAGCGCAAGCAGTCCACCGCGTGGTCTTTGCGTTTAACCGGAGCTTCTTTGATTTCGTCTTTGTCAGCCCCGCTGACTGCGGTTCCGGAATAGCTCTTCCACTTGTACTGCCCGATTTCTTCAATCAAGTTAACGCAGTTCGGGAAGATGAAAACCCTTGGAGCACCTCTAAATGGCTCGCCATCCGGGTCTTTTAAGAACGGGTGATAGCGCTCTGGATCAATCTTCATGAACTCTTTAACGCGGTTGATACCGGCTAAAACGTCATTCTGGGCTGCAATGGTAGCAATACCGGCATCCAAGTACTCATCAGCAACCGAGAAGCGGTAGCCATCTTTCTCTTTGGTTTTGGCGTGGGTAGACGGGTCAATAACAGTGTAGGAATAAAGGTCCTGAAGAATTTTGCCGTCCGTGTTGCGGATTTGCGATAGCTGGTTAATCATTTGGACGTGGTGGGAGACGACATCTTTTTCCTGGTAGTACTCCTGGTAGACGTAAATGTTGCCATCAAAATCTACGGCAAACCACAAACAAGCTGTCGGGTTGTTCTGACCATGATCTATCGCCCGGAAGCGTTCCCAGGTGTTAGGAATCTGGAATGGATGCTGCAAAACATGAACCGAGGGGTTAAACTCGTCAAAAATCTGACCCGCAAACACATCAAACGAGCCGTACACAAAGCGCTTCACGTACTCGCGAGGTTGAGATAGCAAACCTTTAACGTAGTCTTCGGGCAGGTTCTCTTTATTTTCGAGCGTGGAAGCAGTTACTAGATAAAAATCGCTGGCGTTAGGCAATGGCTTGCCGTCTTTGCCGATTTTCTTTAAGAAGCGTCTCCAAATCCAGTCGTGCCCGTTCATGTTGAACGTGATAAAGCCTTCGCGATGTTTGGTGGGTCGCCGGATACGACCCACCAAGAAGTCAAAGGCATCTTCAGATACTTCCTCAGCCTGGTCAATCCAAAAGCCGGATAGGTTCATATTGGTTAGCGATTGGAGATCGTCTAGGTGGCGGAAAATAACCTCCGAATGGGGTTGCCCGTCCATGTAGAACTTAAAGGATTTGTTTTTAGGGCTGAACTTGCCCATTTGCCCGAAAAGATTTAGAAAGTCGCGCTGGGTGGAGTCTTCAAGGTCGGTAGCGTGTCTTCGCCCCACCAGGAAGAAGGCATCTTTCTGCATACAGTGGTTAAAAGTTTTGATTGCCCCCGCCAGGGTCTTCCCGTTACCGAACCCACCTCCATATCCGGAGAATCGGTGCTCATCAAAAACGAAAGCGTCCTGTTTGGGGAACAGCTCATATTCCATAGCTGCCCTCCTTGTTTAAATCTGGAATCCGTAGGCTACTACTGCTGCGTTTGTGTTACCGGCTCCAAAGCTTGGCACGTTTACCACGATAGGAGTGTTCACGGCTGAGGCTGGAAGTGGGTACGGGAAACGCACCTGGTAAGGAGCCATTGCTGCGGTAGCTCCGGTTGGCACGTCAAGTACGTAGGTCAGCGTACCCCCCGCCACACCAGTCACGGTTATCAGTATTGCGGAACCGGCTGTTGCACCAGCTCCGGTGATGTCAAACCCCGTGATATAAGTCGTTTTACCGGCTACACCTGGCAGCGTTGCGGTAGTAGCAGTTGCAGCAACGTTACCAGAAGCGTTTTGAACGCCTACACCACCTGGAGGCAAATCTAAGAAGTACTGATACTCAAGATCAGACTGCGAAGGGGTGTTGGGTCCAAGTCCTGCCATACTAATTTCCGTTCGTATTTACGTTTATGTGTACATTGACTGAGTTTTGAATTGGCGGTTTCGCCATAAGAGCTCCCAACTATCGGTACATTACTGTGTAGACAGTGGCAGCAGCAGTAACGATTGTCAAACCGACACTGAAGGCTACGTTGAAGACGTAGGCACCAGGTCCACCACCGGCTAGGGCTGCTGGAGTGAAGGCTGCTGCGATCAAAGCTCCTGAAGCTGCGGTGTTGTCGAAGATGGTGATAGCACCGATAGTACCACCAAGCACCAAAAGGGTACCAAGCTGACCAGCGCCGGTCTTAACAACGTTGGTAGCTGCTGCGGTTGTTGAAAAGTATCCCCAGTCGCCTACGTTGGTAGTGGCTGCTGCGACTGAACCGTCAATACCAGTTCGGTATGACTTGTAGGCGAAATCGCCTGACTGACCCTGCCCTGGGTTGTTTACTGTTGATGGTGATGATGCCATGTTATCTCCTTAAAGTTTGACCTTATATTATTACTATACGCATCCGTAAGCAATTTGCAAACAACTATTGCTTATTTAGGCTCAGTATAGTACAATTTCGGGTGCAAGCAAATAGGCTTTATTGCGAGATTAGCCTATGCAAACCCTTGCGTGATTACTCCTACAGCTCACCTTCACGGGTGGGCTGTTTATATTTCCACTGGAATGTTAAAATGCTTGCGGTATAATGATTTTGTAAGCTAAATAACTAAGGAGGTTATAATGGCAGAGCAAGTAACACCGCCAGTTGATCCAGCAGCCGACCAAAAGGCAGCCGATCAAGGCGCTCCAGCAGATACAACATCTGCACCAACATCAACTAACGGCAGCGCTGATCCAGCAGCTCCAGACACGAATCCTGATTCTGCTCCAAGCACTCAGAATTCTCCATCTGCTCCGGCTGCACCAGCAGAGGATGAGGCTAACGCACCAGCTCAGCCAACAACTCCAAGCCAAGGTTCTGAAAGCGTACCAGGCGCTACAGAAGCTAAGGCTCCTGCCAAAGCAGCAGCTCGTAAGGGTGGCGCAACTCAAAAGCCCGGTACCGTAAAGGATAAGGCTGCACCAGTTCCACCGGAAGCTTCAACAACTCCGCAGAACGCAGCAACAGTCGGTCCTCTGCCTCACGGCGTAGTACCTGACCAGGTGCAAATCAACCAGAGCCTAGCTCAAGTTCTTAACGACCTTGAAGCCTTTAAGGTTCGAGCAGCCCGACTGCTTAGCGGTTACGACTACGCGAAGCTAATCGCGCACGTTGAGACTGCCCAGGACTGGGTAGCTGATCGTCTTGGTCTCAAAAAGGCAGACAATGGCGGGTATGTAAATCCCGACCAGGCAACAAGCCAGCCTGACCAAAGCCAGACTTCTTAAAGTTTCGGCATAAAGAAAAGACCTCCATTTCGGGGGTCTTTTTTAGTGGAAGTGATTGAGTTTCCGGGGGTATTTCTTTAGCCCGCGATGCTTCCAAGCATTGTAGGCAGTATAGGCATCTGCAATTATAATTATGCCCAGCTCTGCGATTATGACATCATTTACGCTCACCATCCTGCTCTCCAACCTAGTATTGTATCACTACGCGGATTGTAAGGCTGCGAACTTTTTATTGCAATCGGCTTTCTTACAGTTACCCTTGGCATAGCCGTGTGGACAAGTCTCAACATTGGCTGCTTTGCTTGCCTCGGCTGGAGTTTTGATGACCTTTGGCTTAGGGTCAATCAAAATAGGATCAACTTCCTTCAAAGGCTTTTTAGATTTGGGCAGTTTAGCCACCTGCTCTATGTTCAACCAATGCTTATCGAGCAAGTCGTTCACCAGGTTGGACTTCTGCCCGCGTTCATTTAGAGTGTCGAACCGGTCCGAGTTATGTATATACAAAAGATATTTCTTAGGCATGATAACCTTTCGGCTCGTGAGCTCCGGGAACGTACTCATCCAATTTATTGCAGCGTCCACAGCGAATCCAGTGACCGACCAACGAATCGCTATCAAAATGCCAGCAATGCCCAATCCGCCAGCAGGTCCAATGCCTCATTACGAAATAGACCGGCGTGGCTATCAGCCAAACGATGCCGATAATAACCAGCAGAGGGATGGCATAAACCAGCATCAGAGCCTCCCACAGGCGCTTCACAGCTCTTTCCCTAGCTTGATCTGCATCAGTGTGCCCATATCGTATTTCTTCGCCTTAGAGTGGATTCTCCAAAGCAGCCACATCAAACTTAGGAATGATCCCTTTTTATAACCATTCTGGTCGTGGGTTTGAGCCAGCCGGTGCATGAACAGTCCGAAGTCTTCGTCCTGCCAAGCTTGTAGTTCTTTGATTTGTTCTTCAGTCATGATTACTCCTAATCAATTAGTTTGTATATACATTATAAGTAATTCTTTTTGTATATACAAGTCGGATTTTGGCTTACCCCCCAATTTTTTGTGATCCATTTCATTTGTATATACAAAGGGTTCAAAGGCAGGTCTCTCGCATTGTGAGGCAAACGATTCAGTCACGCTCAAACGTTCGTGCTAGGTTTGATGGAACGGGACTGCGGGCACGGGGTTGGGGAACCCAATTGAAAACACCCCCGCCTTAGCCAATGCCTATCATTTAATGATGATGATAAATCCTTATGGCTCCAATTGATACACACCATATGTAGCGTATGCCACTATGTATATACAATGCGACACGCTCCACCCCTAGTCAGCACGTCTGAGAATATACCTTGTGCGACTGTTGTATATACAAGCAAGTGGTATGTATAGTCATATTGTATATACAAAACGCCTTAGAACGGCTCTACGTGGCTCGTTTTTGAGGCTTAATATAGTGCTAACAGGGGTATAACTGTATATACAAGCTTAAGCGAGTGGTGTATAATGCCGTGATTTCTGACACTTGTATATACAAAAGACTAGGCTAGTGAACTAACCCGCCTTCATCACTAATAACAGGTAACGTATTGACGCTGTCGCGCATTGCGGGCTCATCAGCCTCTATAACTGTTTTATTGCCTTTTGATGGCTTTCTTGAGCGAATAATAACCAGTTTTGAGGGGTCTACATTGACGTGAGTTTCAACATTTAACCCTGTTATTAACGCTAGATGACTGGAAAACTTATAAATTGAGCCGTAAATGCTCGCGCGGTCTTTCACGCTTTTTGAGCTTCGTAAATCATCCATCAGCATTTCTATTAACTCGTATGTTCTACGTACTTGGAGATTACGAACTACATTGCGGTCTAGTTTTGTCTTGGCGATTATTTCATCCGCCAGGGGTCTGTATGCCTCTATTGTGGCGCGGGAAACTCTGAGCTTCTTAGCTAGTGAGTTAGTACTAGCATAGCCTTCGCAAAGGTAGTCTATGAGCTTGCTAATAAGTACATTGCGCTCGGCGACTTTAAGTTGCTGTCCGCGTGATTTTTTTGCTACATCGGCTGTCATTACCATAAATGGCAGTATAGCCTCTGTATATACATATGGCAATAGGGTGGGTTTTGGCGTTTTTGAGTTCACTATTAGAACATCAAAGGCGATCCGGTTGTCAAATGTATATACAGTTATGCACAGTCTTAGAGGTGTTAGTATAAATAAATAGTCTAAAGGTATTGACTTTTTTATTGTGCTGGTGTACACTGTAGCTAGGTTAATCAAACAAAGCGATTGACCCGCACATTACAAACCATTCCAAAGAGTTAAGGTACTATCTACATTATACGCTCGCTCAGCTATTAAGTAAAGTATTTAGAAGCCGATAGCAAGTCTATAATCCTGTACCTTAACTCACTAAGTAGCTTACTGGCTGTTGCAATAGACAGTCCGGAATAAGTCCTAACGGCTCCGGTGAATTGAAACAGACAGCGCAAGCACCCTATATAAGCCACAAACAAAGGCGGGTGCTTGCACCAGTTAGCTACTTAACCGGACTGGATAAAATAAAAAGGGGAACACAAAATGGTCTGCAAAGTAGGAACACACATCAATTTTAAGAGGCAAGCGAAACGGCAACAGTTTAAAGAAGATTTGATGAACAGCTTTTTTTGGGCAGTTCTGATACTCGGCTTTCTATACTGCCTATACGCTTAGGGGGAAGAATGAAAATCACTTGGGAACAAGAAGACCGCGACAAAGTTGCTGGTCGGCTCAAAGACTACGGAATATCCGTAAGCGAAGAGCGCATTTCGGAAGTACTGCATAACGTGGAGGCTACATTTACCACTGACGCGCTGGCTAACGAAATTGACTATATGATAGAGGAGTTTGAAGCCGATGCTTAAGAAACTTCGCGCCCTCAAACGCCGGAAATCATTTCTCGCATATAAATTTAAGCAGTTCAACATTTAAGGAGTAATCACCTATGAGCGACATAAACCAGGCAATTGACCAGTTCGTAAGCGAATGGCAACGCCTATACGATGACTATATGACTAAGAATTTTCCCAATAACGCCAACCCGCGCATTGAAGTCCGCCAGGGCAAAAAATACGCGAAGGTAACGCGTGAAGGCTCAGTGGTTGCCTTTATTGACCTGAGCACCGGCGACATATTTATGCCCGCCAGTTGGCAAAAGCCCGCTAATCACGCTCGCGGTAACGTGTTGAGTGAACGGCAAGGCTTGGAGAGCCTTAACACTACTCAATATCACCCGCACGTAAGGTATTTGCGATAAACATATTAGAACATCAACCGCGATCAACTTGTCAAGGAGGCAATATGAAAATAATCGGAGTTTACGATAACGGCGGTAAAACGCTAGACCGCTACACAGTGGTTACAGACTACGCTCACACAAGCGGAATTGACCGGAAGCGCTATTTTATGGCGCTGGGCTTAAGCGACAACCCAACAGACCCGCAAGGGTTCAGCCAGTTTGGTGATGTCCTTGCTGAACCGGATGAACATAACCGGCTCACTCACCTGGGACAGTCTATCGGCTGGGATGACCTGCCAAAACACGTAAGGCAACACGCCTGGGAGCGCACACATCAAGAATAATTGTTAAAGTTCTATGGTTCTATAATAGCAAATTAACAGAGGTAAAGCAATGAAATATAAGGGATACAGGATACTAGCCAACTTTCAGCGAACAGTGTTTTTTGAACTAGACCGCGATGGCGATTTACAAACAGATAAGCCGGTTGAAGGTATCGGCTATCAAAATAACGATGATGAAGCTTGGTACTCCGTAATCGGTGAAGACAATTGGGTGATACAAAGTTTTGAAAGCGTTGAAGAATGCAAGCAGTTCATCAGAGAGGAAGAGGCTTAAAATGAGCGCAGAACTTAAAGAGAATATACAAAATCTCATCCACTATTACAGCCACCACACTGTAGAAAAAATGGTTAAAACGCATCCTGGTTTTGTGGTTGAAGATTTTACAAAATTACTAAGCGAACTAGAAAAGGAGCTGGAAGACAATGGGCTATAGATTACACGTACTTAAAAAATATCAGGTTGAATATGGGACTGGAAGCTTTAGCTACAAAACCGACAACCTGGCTAAGATGGTTCATAATGAATTTGATGATGCTTATCCTGAGTGGGACGATGGCGAAACAGAAAGCTATGAGTTGACCAGGGAGCCGGTTCAAGCCTACGTAGATAAGCTACGCAAGCTCGCGCCTAACGGTATCAATAAGTATTTTAAACTTGAGAGCAGGGATAACCGCTACACCAACAAAGAGGTTGCCGATTTTTGGCAAGAGGTACTAGATACCTCAGACCCAGAAAATGACTTCATCAGACTGGAGTGGTTCTAATGAAGCACCCCAAAGCACACTATCAAGACCTAGAGCCAACTGACGGCTTTAAATGGGCTGGCTGGTGGGATGGCTTTCACCACTTCACTAAGATGATAGAAGGACGGCTGGAGCGCCTGGATGCCAAACGCTCGCGGGTTATTCCGCGACTGTACACGGAAGTCCGCGCCCTAGATGAAGATATAGAAAATGGTAATTTAACAGATATGATTAAGCTAGGAGTAACGCGATGATAAATACTATGTTTGCGCTGTCGCTCATATCTGCTGTTTTGATCGGCTTACTGATTGGCGCGTTGCTGGAGCCTTACGTGTTCCGCAACTCACCAGATTTATTTAGCGAAGAGTGGAAGGAGGGAGATTTCGGAGACAAGTTCTAACCAACGTAAAAATAGGGGTTTCCCAGCATTAAGGAGTAATCAATGCTTAAGAATATAATCATAGCCTCTGCGCTGTTCCTGGCTTTCGTAATCGGTATGAATGTGGGTGTCGCCATCTACAAACACAATTGCGAAATCATAGGCTGGAGCGCGGGCGATAAGTGGCGGGAGTGTGCACTATGAACATCCGCGACAAGCTACAGACTATAAAAAAGAACTTTAAAAAGAGGGTTAAAAAAATGCAAAAGCCAAAGACTAACGCGCCGAGCCAAGCACAACAGTTTGTGTCAAGCCGGAGCCCAGCATTTCAGTATTTTATTGATGTGTTTGCGCTGGCGTTCATACTCAGTGTACTATTAACAATCATAACTAGGGTTTGGAAATGAGAAAAATCACAGGAGTAATCAGAGTTTTAGAAACAGTTGAGTTAGGCGCTAGCGTTTACGATACCAATGACGCGCGGTGGTTGCGGAAGTTTAAAGATTTGCGACCTGACTGTATAACGCTCACGTTCAATGACGACCAAGACCCTAGAGCGCCTATATTCCGCGCCGAGCTCACGCCACGCGGGAGGCAGTATTTAAACAGTTTAAGAGAGGAGAATCATGAAGTTCCTAGACTACGCCAAGCAATATCATAACTTTGACGTGTTCCTGGTGCTCGTAGACGATGCCGGACTGACAGACGAAGACATTATGGCTAAGTTTGAAGTCTCAAAGCAACGTATCTATGACGCTAGAAAGCGCCTGGAGCCTGTTTTTAAGGCGCTGGAGCAGGTTGATGGTTACAAGCGAGACCCACGCGACCCGAACATCCAAAGCATCGTAGACGCATTCTCTGAAGCTTTTGGCACTACAAAATCCAGCAAGTGGGACAGATTTGCAGCCAAAAGGTTGCACGTGAAATACCAGGCTCCGGAAGTGGTCAAGCTCATCAATGCCCTGGCTAACGCCACCGGAGATAAGTTTGCGCCGTCCGTCAATAACGTTGCTCAATTGGAAGAGAAACTACCGCAAGTCGTAAAGTTTTTGCAAACTAAATCCGAGAATGTGATGATAGACCTATGAGCGAAGTACGTTGTAAAAGCACATTTTGTATTGTAGGTGAAGATTCGATACGCGGACGGATGTTTACGCCACCCGAAGGTGCTGAAGGGCTGGCTAAAATCTGGTGCCCAAACTGTGTGAAAATCGGCAAACAATTAACCTTCTTCAGCCACCAGACTGCCGACATGATCCGCGACACCTACCAAACCTACATCAACACCGATCTGCCCAAAGAGGTCAAACTCATCCTAGAGCAGTTCACAATGGAGCTGGTTCAACAACTTGGAGAAGAGCTATGATTTACAAATTCATAGGCACCAACGGATCAATGGGATTGCTGACCGGCAACCGCTACGAGGTACACGTGGAACCAGAAGACGAGAAAATTTACGCTAACGTTTTTCTGAGTTCTACCTCTATCAAAGTTGGCAGACAAGACTATGCCGGTAAAGCGCCCGACATTCCGTTTATGCCGTACATTTTCATCCCCTATGACGATAAAGCCCACTTTGATAAAAATTGGGTAGAGCTGGATGACTGCCGGTGTACTAACCGAGGCAAGGATGACGGGCAAACCACTTGTTGGCTACACCACGACTGCTCGGACGGGAGCTGTACACACCAAGATGAGTAGCAAGCGTCCGGCTAACTTTAGCAAGCTGAAGAAACGCTGGAAAGTTGAAAACCCACCGGACGCTAACGGGAATTACATTTGCTGGATATGCAAATTGCCCGTGCACACGACTATAATGACCTTAGACCACGTTGCGCCGGTAGAACTGTACCCAGAGTACGCGAAAGACTTTTCAAACCTGCGCCCTTCGCACGCTTGGTGCAATGAAGAGCGCGCCAGAGGTACACACGGAACATTAAAAACCCTTCGGGGTAGAAAGATTTTAGGAAGGAGACGAAGATGAGATTAAAACTATTACGCGATCTAGTCCACCACAAGGCGGGAGAGGTTTTTTCGGCAGAGCCAAATCACGCTGCGTTGCCGTTCATAGAAAGTACCCCAACTATAACGCTGACTTTTGGCGAGCTAGTTAAAATTGGTGAAGATTTTAGAGCTTACTTTGAGGAGGTGGTTGATGAAGCGCAACATCCTGATAGCAATTGATGTAGACGGCACACTACGCTGTAATTGCAAGCCTACCTGCAATGATCCGAACCAGCGCATAGTGGAATTGGCAAACACACTGGCTACCTTTAAAAACGTCCGGGTGATGATTTGGTCTGGCGGTGGCAAAGCCTACGCCGAGCACTACATGAACCTGTTTGGCATAGAGCGTTGCTTCCCTGCCTCCAAAATTGACAAAGATACTTGGGTTTGTGGCGTACCCCAGATCGCCATAGATGACCAGCAAAGCTTCGCGCTGGCTGACTTCAACCTAATCGTAAGGGAGAAATAATGGAAGACCCGCAATTGTATTGGCACATTGAGCTCTACTCTGGTGAAATCATCAAAGTTAAGCCCGACCCTGCCAAAATTCAACACATCCAAAACCTGATCGCCAAGCAAGAAGGAGCTATCACTACGCCCACGCGCAGTATCATTGTCAAAGACATAAAAGATTTCCGAGAGTCAGACCAAATGTACACCGACCAAAAACTGCTGGAAGGTGCGAGCCAGGCATTCAAAGAGCCCATCTATGTTCCAGGCAAGAAACTATCCTTCACCAAACCGGATGGTACACCTGGCGAGTACCAATACAGTGACGCTATCGCAGCTCGGTGGGTTAAAAAATCAGTTCCGCGCCGGAAGTGGGAAGGCTACTATAGCAAAATACCCAGCTACCGCCTACTGAGCGAGAACGATAACTACGTGATGATGACCTTTGTGGTGCCGTTGCACCAAATTGACCATACACAAGTCCAGGAGCTCACCCCGGCAGAAGAGCTTAGTTTGACTAACAGGGTTGAAAATTTCTAAATGGCGGAAGACAGAGTAATCGAAACCCAAACCGGTTAAGTTCGCTACGCTTAGCGGGCGCGCCTGTACCCTGTACAGTTTATCTTCCACGTGGCGGAAGGAGACGGAGTCGAACCCTCAAGGCTGTTACACTCGGCAATTTTCAAAATTGCTGCCATCGCCAATTGGCTTGTCCTTCCACATGGTACGGTCAGATGGATTCGAACCATCAAATTTGGAGGTTTAAGCTCCTTGCCTATGCCGTTCGGCTATGACCGCTTATGGTACAGATGGAGAGATTCGAACTCTCAAGCCACTAAGGACGGCTGCTTCTAAGGCAACTGTGTATACCGTTCCACCACATCTGCTTGGTACTCGTAGTAGGACTCGAACCTACACCCCGAAGGAGGGGCTTTTGATGCCCCCGCGTATGCCAATTTCGCCATACGAGCTTATGGTGACGCGCCTAGGTAACGATCCTAGCCAGTCAATGACGACTGTTTTACAGACAGCCCCCCGTCCTTAGAGGTATACCGCGCCATATGGTGTCTTCGGAAGGAGTCGCACCCTCTCGCGCCGGGCTTCAACCGGTTGCTCTACTGTTGAGCTACAAAGACATATAAAAAGCTCCCTACGGTTGGGAGCTTCTTTAGTCTAAAGGAACAAATAAGGTACTTTTAAGAAGCTCCGCTTTCCAGGGAGAGATACAAACTTGAAAACGATAATCGCTTTGTCATTGTGTACACCTTCTTAAACTACATCTAACTTGGTTGCGGATACGGGTGCTGCCCCCGTCTTGTCGGCGTATGAGACCGATGAGTTCACTGGAACTCAAATCCGCTATATAGGGTGATGTTAAATCGTGGCAACATCATGCTTGTGGCTATCACCCTATTCGCGAGAGAGTATCACGCTCTTATGGTTGCTACATTAAGATGTTACCCACCTAGATTATCAAAAATTTGGCTGAGGTGCAAGGGTTCGAACCTTGATTACTGGAGTCAGAGACCAGCGTCCTACCGATTAGACGACTCCTCACTATGGCTGGCTCGGTAGGCTTCGAACCTACAGGCTCCTGGGTCAAAGCCAGGCGACTTTACCAATTTGTCTACGAACCATTATGGTCAACGCATCGGGTTACGCTCCCGATATTCCGCCTTGAGAGGGCAGCGACTTGCTATCTGTCCCTGCGTTGTGGTCACCCATGAGGGTTTCGATCCCTCTTTTACTGTCTGAAAAACAGTGAGCCTAGCCATTAGCTGAATGGGCGTTGGTGGAAACACTGAGAATCGAACTCAGAACTACTCCTTGCAAAAGAATTGTTATAGCCATTTAACTATATCCCCGTTTGGTGCGTGTACTCGGAATCGAACCGAGAGCGCTTACTTGGAAGGAAAGCAGTTTACCACTAGCATACACACGCATATTTGGAGGCGAATCTCGGACTCGAACCGAGTGCTACTCGTTACAAGGGAGTTATTTTAGCCAGGTGAACTAATCCGCCAGATTGAAAGGTACAAAAAAACCTCGGTGCTCGCCGAGGTCTCTTCTTCTATTTGGGTGGTTATGTACGGGTGCTAAGAAGAAACCTCGTGGAGGGTGGTACCGGCTTCTGTCTGTTGCTCGTAGTTACTCATAACTTTTCTACCCTAGCATAGTGCTAATTAGTTTGTCAAATTGGAGGGCTCACTGGGGTTCGAACCCAGGACATCCTGCTTAAGAGGCAGATGCTCTGACCGGCTGAGCTATGAGCCCTTGGTACCCCCGTAAGGAGTCGAACCCTACATTAAGGCTTAGAACACCTTTCACCTGTCCTAGGACGGAGGTTTATGGAGGAACGTACTGGAGTCGAACCAGTGTTCTTCGGTTTGCAATCGAAAGCTTTTACCACTCAGCCAACGTTCCATCTTGGCTCTTCGACCAGGGCTCGAACCTGGGACAACTCCTTAACAGGGAGGCGTTTTACCACTAAACTATCAAAGATTATTTGGCGCTGCTGACGGATTCCGCCACCGCAACCTCTCCCGTGACAGGGGAGTGCTCTGCTCTTGAGCTACAACAGCATACCTGGGGTGAACGACCAGACGCGCGCTGGCTTCCTCCGTCTTCACAGGACGGCGAATCGTCTACTTCTTCTTCGTTCTCCACAAAATGTTAAATTGGTACCCCGCGCCCGATTCGAACGGGCAATGTTTGGTTCGAAGCCAAAAGGTTTATCCGTTAGCCTAGCGAAGTAAATTGGTACCCAGCGTAGGATTCGAACCTACAACCCTCTACGTGTAAGATAGACGCTCTAGCCGTTGAGCTAGCCGGGCTGGTGGGCAATGACAGTTTCGATCTGTCGTCACTCGCATATAAGACGAGCGCTCTCCCATTGAGCTAATTGCCGATAGCCCGCGAGGGTGGATTCGAACCACCGACCTCCCCGCCCAAAGCGGGGCGCTCTAACCACTGAGCTACACGCGGTTATGGAGGACCCAGAGAATTTCGAAATCTCGCCGTTCCGCTTAAAAGGCGGATGCTCTGCCTCTGAGCTACGGGTCCACTTGGTGGGGATACAAGGTTCTGCCCCTTGGTCACACGCGTATCAGGCGTGTGCTCTACTATTGAGCTATATCCCGTTATCTGGTCAGGGTAGGAGGTGCTGCCCCCCCTGCCTCTGAGTCCCAAACCCAGCGCTCTGCTAAACGTGAGCTATACCCTGACGTGGCAAGAGATGAAAGATTTGAACTCTCGCTTGCGGGTTTGGAATCCGCCGTGCTGCCATTGACACTAATCTCTTAAAAACCTAGCCGGTACGGAGCCTTTAACCGTATGCTGTCTACGCCGTCTCCCACCAAAGACTGGGCGCTAGGTACAAAAAAACCGCCTGTGGTTGGCGGTTCATTGATGCTTGTTGCTTCTTAAAATGTGCTACAACTTATGCACCAAGAACCGACACGATATTATCGTGTTTGCGGTTGACCGGGTTCTGGCATATAGTTGTCATGATTTTACCCTAGCACAAAGTATTTGCGCTTGTCAAATCCAAGGAGTACAGTAGTGCTTATGACTACGAGACGCATAGATGGGATCAAATTCAACGTGGAGCGCTTAACTCAGCCAGAGGTTGAGGCAATGCACAGTTACCTGGCTGAGAAAGAAGCCCGACTGATCGGCGACCTAGCTTTTTTAGAAACAGTTATGTACCAACAAAGCGGACAGATGCCCCTCCAAGCCGAAGTGATCCCCTTCCCTATAGCTCCTGAAATTCCAGAAATTCCTCCTGCGTCATAGAATCCTTTTCGTGGTTATGCTTATAGCAAGCCAACTGCAAATTGTCTAATAAATCAGAACCCCCGTGTGCTTTGGGCACTACGTGGTCTAGTGTGATGTCGTGCATTTTATCAATCGGGTGGTTACCCAATACTTGGCAGATCGCCCCGTGCTGGTTTATCAGGTGTCTCTTCGCCCAGCGTTTTTGGTTCCCGCGATTCTTCTTCCACTTGCCCATTTGGGTCAGGCTCCAAACTCCAGTTTGCCATTTTCAGCATACCGTTTAAGTTTAATAAAGCTTCCACCGGGTTCTTGCCGTCCGCCCGGAAGAATGGATGAACACCCATGCCGAATTCGTCTACCGCGCCATAAAAAGCATTCCAACCGCGCCGGTCATGCCAAGGCTGCAAATGCAAAAACACCCGTCCGTCTGGATCGTCCAGGTAGGCAGGTATCAAGTACAAAAGTTGTTCAAGGCTTGGCGGTTGTACTGAGCTATTCATAAGCACATTATACTCCGAAATCTAAATGGTGGAGATGGTGGGAATCGAACCCACGTCTGCGTAAGCTTTGTAGACTCAGAGGCATCAAACCTGGCATCCCCATAGCTCTATTTTACCACTTCCCCGGTTCCCTCAAGCCCAAAAACAGCTAAATAATTATTACAACACATAACAGAGGTAGTTACCACTTCCCTGCTCTTCCGTCATATTTTGGCTAAGGTGTCAAACCCATTTTCAAGCGACACCCATGCGAGGGCAGGGGAGAGCCCTTACGCGATAGCTGCTGCTAACTGACCTATCTGCCAACCAACCACGACTTTTGGCTCGGCTTGGTCACGCCGGATGATTGTAATTGGTACTGTCATAGCTCCACCAGAAATATCAAAAGCTTCCTGGTTTCGTTCCGGATGGTCGTCCAAATTTATGACTTCGTATTTTAGATTTTTGTGATCCAGATATTTTTTAACCATCGCGCAGTAAGCGCAAGTGTTTGTTGTGAAGATAGTGATTTGCATGAGACCCTCCTTTGCTAATAACCACTTCGCCAAGTAGAGGGGGTGGGCACCGCTACCTGGCGAGCTAGTTACTAACTCAGGTTTGTCTGCTCGTAATTTTACCCTATTTTTGTTTAGCTGAATAGGAATAGGTGGTGCTTTGTGTTGGAAAGACCGCGAGACAGAAAAACCTGAATTGTTAATGTTCGAGGCATAAGCAAGCTGGAAGGTTAGTCACCGTCCTGTCTAATCTTTCAGCTAGTGGCGCGTCCGCCGTGCTTGCCCTATTTCCGTTCCCTTCATGAGGTTTCGGTGGCTTCCGGTTCTTAACCCGTCCGGAATTTAAGCTTTGGGTATTGACAAAGATTTGCTACTGGTGATAGTGTATATACATCACGTCATAGCGCCACGCCTAGTGGCGTTTTTCTTTGCCTTTGTATTTATGATTATCACGTCATAAATAGTGCTTAGAACTATAAGCTTAAGTTAATTTGGTTGTCAAGCTTTTTGTCCGCTTCCAGAGGCGATGCGCCTATATAGGCTAGCAACGGCTACTCTATCATCCGGGAACCACTCAGCCAACAGATCAATCGCAGCATCACGCTCCAGTTGTTTCTCTCGGACGCTGAAGGCTAGGGCTTCCAGGCAAAAATGCTTGGCTACATCCATCTCCTCGGCACTTAAAATTCGTTCATCAGGATTTTTTTCCACAAATTCCATTTTAAGCTTAAGGGGTGATAAAAGAAATAGGTGGAATTATTGTGCTGAAGTATTGACTATTGTGCTGATGTGTGCTAGACTGGGGACAGTCAAATAACGATTAGGAGTAATCATTTATGACCGAACAAACAGCCCCTACAAGGGGCGTAGATAAAGATTGGACCTTAACTGGTATGTGGAACGGCGCTCTGCAAAAGAACCGCCGGGACGCGTATGAGCCACGTAACCATATATGGGCTTCAGAGCTCGGTGGTTCCTATTACGATAGATACTGGCGCATGAAGGGCAGAAAGCCCACCACGCCACCTAATTTGCGCTCACGGCGTAAGTTTGAGGGCGGTAACTTAGCGGAATGGATTGTACAGCAGATTTTAGCGCGGGCTCATATTTTAAAGTCCAGCCAACATCGCATTGAGTATTCGGACGGTGCACTCAAAGTGACTGGCAAAGCTGACTTTACGGCTGGCGGTACGATCCGCCAAATAACCCCAGCTCGGCTGCGGGACTTGCCGGAAAGCTTCAGTCTTGTGGCTGAGTCTGTGATCGCCCAGCTTCGCGAAAAGTACCCAAAAGGGCTTAAGCTCGTCAACGTTGAAATAAAGTCTTGTGCGGGCACAATGTTTGACCGGTACCGCGAAGCTCCAAACGTTCACCACGCGCTCCAGGCATTCCACTATGCCAAAAACACTAAGCGCCCAACACTCCTGGTTTATGTGTCGCGTGATGACTTCCGAATCACGGAATGGATCATTCGACCTCGCAGTAAAAAGTGGGATAAACTCTACCAGGACGACATTGCGCGGATGGCTGAAGTCCTGGCTATGGAAGCCAAGGACGTTCGGAAACAGCTCAAAGAACCTTTGCTGGCTTGGGACCCTAAAAAAGAGAAGTTTAGCAAAAACTGGAAGGTCGAGTATTCCAACTACCTAACTGACTACGGCTTCAGCTACCCGGATAAGTTCGCTAAACCAGCCCAGAGCGCTGCACTTCGTTTGTCGAATATCGTTAAGAAAATTAAGGAGGGCAAGCCTATTGACGGCAAGGTGAACGCGCAGACTTTAGTGGAGTGCTACGCATTCTATCCTGGAGCAGAAGCTCTAATCGAAGAAATGAAAGTTAAATACGCAGATGTCGTACCGGAGGAGAAATGACCGAGTTTGACTTACCCATCACACTGACTTACGGTAGCCCTCAGAGTGCCTACGAGTTCATCCAGGCGCTCGAAGCAGCCAAAGAGGATGTAACCTGGGAGCAACTCAAGGCAGACGATGGTAGCATAATCGTTAGAGTCCTGAATATAATTAGCCAGGCTGAACTGGCGGAGAAGGAGGGAGCGTGATTAAATACTCAATAACAGTTTCGGATGGCAAACGAAGTGCTACTTGCTATATAGAAAGCCTGTATCCGCTTGTGGGAGACGAGCCAATTGTCCAAGAACGATTAAAGGCTACACTAGACCTAATCGAACCAGAGAGTGAATATATGAAAACATTTAAGTCAATAATTTTAGAAGGAGCAAAAAATGGCTGAAACAGACGCTTTAAGCGGAGCAACATTTAGTAGCGGGCTATGGTTGAAAGACTTTCCCTGCAAAATTCGAGTGCTGACCCGCGACCCGATGGTCTACAACGACCAGTACGGTAACACCCGGTACGCGTTCGCGATCTACAACCTGGACTTGAAACAGCTTCAAATCCTTAACAAGGGTCCGGGCTTTGCCCAGAGGTTCCAAGAAATTAACTCCGATCCAGACTTTGGCGGAGACGTTAGAAAGGTTGACCTTAAAATCACCACCAACGGCAAGCAGGGTAAGGAGATTCGCTACACGATTACTCCTATCGGTACACCTGGTGATTTGCCAGCCCAGATCGTAAAAGACATCGTGGCTAACGGCTTTGATCTGGCTGAAAAAATCCAGAAAAATAACCCGAACGCTATGCGTTTGAGCGAAGTAAATGCCGGTGCCGAATTGCCACCAAGCGAAGATCAAGCAGATGACGCTCCAGAGCCAACAAGTGCGCCTAAATCTGACGATGTAGTTATTGAGGACATTGGCGATGAACCAATCAATCTTGACGACATCCCGTTCTAGGGAGCCATTCATGAGTAGCAGAACTCCTAACCAGGACAAAGCTCTCGCCTGGTATTGTCAAACCAACAACCTTAAACCACAGCTTTCTGCACACCCTGTGTATTTCTTTACCAACGAGAAGGGTAAAACCGAAGAGCGAAACATCCAGCATATTGTTGCTGACTGGGAACGCTGGCGCGAGGAAGAGAGAAAATCTAATAAGCGGAGGACGGCATGAGAAAAAAAGATACCCATTTCAGATATGTTTACACTGTGCACAAACGATATAGTTGCAATGATCCAGGTGGAGACGAAAGTTTTAGCCTGATAATCACGCTCCCCAAATTCAGCACGTGGGACGCAGAAGCCAAGGCTAAAAAGCTAGTAACTGCTGATGCGGTCACGAGCACCTATAAGTTCAAATTTACGCTCCGGGAGGTCGAGGAAGTCAATGGAACTTGAAGTCGCCCTAAAGGGTATGTTCGATGCCGAGAAAGAGCTCCGGAGCAAAACCGGAGTGGCTAATCCGGTCTTCATGTCCGAACAGATGATGCGACTTTCCCAGTACACCGGCGCTGTCGAGGAAGCCCTGGCAGAGTACGAAAAAGACTATGAGATTAACCTCAGCCGGGCACTCAAAAAGTATATGCTTGACGAAAAAATGAAGCCTACACCAGCCGAAGCACGTGCTAAGATGGATTTAGGCGAAACTAAGGGGCAAATCGTGTATCTGAGCCGTCTGGTTAGCTCAGCCTGGAAGCAGGTCGGAGTTATCCAGAGCCGGATAAATCACTTAACGCGAGAAGCTACCAGCACTAATATATAAGGAGGCAGAGATGCAAGACGCAAAGATTAAGTTACAGGACACATTCAATAAAGGCTTTGTTCCGGCTGATATTCGCGAAGCTATGGCAGCACGCGGACACGTAGGGCAGGTTTGGATCGTGGATAGCGAGGACGAACCCCGAATTGGCGTTGGCTATAAACTAGCTAATGACGATGGCACCGAGCAGAATCATATCCACTGGTATGACCCCGAAGAAGTCCAGGAAATGTTGAAAGGTTTGTAATGCCAGAGTTCGATAAAAAACTCTACTGGAAACGCCGGAAAAAGGGTTTGCACGGACAAGTCCCGGCACCCGGCAGTAAAGAGCACCGCTATGATATTCGCGTAGCACTTCGGAATGAACAGGCAAAGCTCAGAAAGGGCACTCATGAACGCAAGAAAGTCAAAGCTATTTCGTAAAATTTTCGCACCAGACAACAAGCGTGGTTGGCGTGAGTTTAAGCGCGCCTATGCTCGCGCTCCATTGGCTCAGCGACTCGAATTGATCGCGACTGCCCAGAAGATGAAGGGTAAAACTATTCATCGAGGGGAGCTTCCAAATGGCGGGTAGCAAAGAAGGCGCAGCTAAAGGCGTTGCCACTAAGCGCGATAAATACGGTGCCGAGCATTTTGCAACCGTTGGAGCTCGTGGTGGAAAAAAGAGCCTGGGTCGCAAGCATTCCGCCGAGACCAAGCGTAAGATTAGCGAGAGTAAACGGCGTAAGAATCAGGAGGCAAGTGGTGAAAACTCCAATGAAGAGTTATAGAGATACATCAGTTCCTTGGGGAACAACCCAGGGGCAAATCGTTAAAATGCTCAGTGACCGCGACATCAACGATGTCCAGTTTACTAACATCTCTAAAGAGACTGCTGAGCGTTCTGGATTGAGCCTAGAAGACGGGACTATTGCTATCATTTTAGTTTTTCAAAAGCTGGTTCAACTCCCCGATGGTACCAGTGGCATGATTCCGGTTCGCATTATGGTGCCGAACGTTTACACCGATAACCGGTCACTCAACCAGTACTACCGGCTTCTATACTGGTACCTGAAATCCAAGTTTGAAGCCATTGATACTGGGCTGGTCGAGTTTGCTGAAGAATTTATGGCTCATTTGCAGATCGGCGATAACCGGGGCGGTTTTGGACGGCTTTGGGATAAATTTAAAGGCGGTTACTACAAAGCCATCGGTTCTGGCACTATGCCTGAATCCAATCTGTTACCGCCATTAACTAAGGAGGACGGTGATGAAAATAACTAAACATCAAGCTGACGATAAAGGTTCAATTCATATTTACAATTGTGTCCGGTTGCTCACTATGGGGCTTCAGGACAACGCAGTCACAATCTGGGCTGTTACCGACCCGCTAACCAAATCTGGGCTTAACCTGCACTTTATGGTTAAAAAAGACGGCGACTCAATGACGGCTGGAGACTGCCAGCGTTATGTAACTTCATTCATCAGCAACGAAGGCGAGGGCGTATGGCACCTAGTCGGAGAGGAACAAAAAATCGTACCGGCTGCTATGATGCCCAACAAACCCGGTGGGCTGCCTTCACATGATCCAGGTGGAAAGATTCTGACCTAATGCACGGCACCTACAAGAACGGCATTTACACCAAGCGCGAAGACGAGAGCCAAAAGCTCCGTATGGCTGGGGGCGCTTGGACTGTCAACCTAGACGAAATGCCGATAGATACCCGGCTAATAGAGTTCATAACGCCAGAGCAAACTTACGTAATCAGCAGGGAAGACGCGGTAAAATACGGCTTCATCAGAATGCTGGGTGGCGAAAAAAAGCTAGTGGTTCCATTGAATCGCTGGCAGAAAGGGGCAGTAGCTCTCAATGAGTAAAAACACACTCTGGATGCTGAAAGGCTTGCCAGGCTCCGGCAAAACTACCTGGGCTAAAAAAGAAGTCCTGGCTCAGACCAACGTGAAGCGCGTCAACCAGGATGAACTCCGGGAAATGATTGATGCCGGTAAATGGACTCCACGCAACGAGAAGGAGATCAAGAGAATCCAGGACTATCTGATTCATAAGTGGCTGATAGGTGGATTTGATGTGATCGTGGACAACACCAATTTGCATCCAAAACACGCGCTGCGGTACCAGAAAATAGCCAGAGATTTACAGGTAGAGTTCAAACCGATTTTCTTCGACACCCCGCTTGAAGACTGCATACAGCGCGACCAGACAAGATTTAAGCCGGTGGGAGCCAAGCGGATTCATGAAATGTTTGATAGATATTTAGCGGAGGAACACTAATGGAAGATTTACCAGTTTGCCCAAAAATGCGCTGCAATAGTTTCTGCCCTTTTCCCGAAACCGGCATCATACTACCTTGCGCCAAGCACGGCACGCTTCTAGTGCCCTACAGCGAGGCTCCGTTGCGAAAGCATATTTACCGCTATTTAGAGCAAAAGATTTTCAAAATTAAGTACGCAACCCACAAAGTCAGGAGGGATCATGAACATTAACAGCCGTGCCTATCGGAGGCTCCATCCTAGGGGTAAAGCTACCCGGCGAGATGCAATGGAGCGCGGTCAAGAGAGGCGTAAACGCGAAGAAGCCGAGGGAAAGCACCAAATCCAGCCACTTCACCCGCCTCTAGCAACTAACCATAATCGCCACCGCATCCGTAAAATGCACCGCGAGTTTGAAAGGAACCAAGGCTATGCAAACTAAGTACGTAGAAGTAGAGGGCAAGCGTTACGCCAAAGTCGGTGACACGCTGATACTGGTCGGTAAATACACTTTAGAGGAACGTAATAATTTCGTAGAAAGGAACAAAAAAGCATATGAAGAACGACACCGAGACACCAAAGGAAAGCGCGCTGGCAAATATGCCCGCGTTAAGTGGAGTCGTAGAGTCCTTGGCAAGAACCCAGCCACCCGGTCCGGCAACTCCACCGGAGCCCCTACCCCGAACAGCGATGTACATCTTCGTGAACAAAAGCCTGGGGATGACAACCGGTAAATTAGCTGCTCAGGCTGCTCACGCTGCCGTAGAAGCTTTCCGAATTAGTAACGTAGAGATGCTTGGCAAATGGTATAAAGGCAAGCTCTACAAAAAGCTAATTATGGAAGCCAGAGACGATGAGCATATCCGGACGATTGCTGCCTATTTGCAGCAGCGAAACTTCAAATCAGTCTTCATAATTGACGAAGGTCTGAACGAGGTTGCGCCCCATAGCTTCACGGCTTTAGGCGTAGAAATCGTGGATCAGGATGACACTCACACAAGGGCAACCTTTAGCAGTTTCAACTTGTACCGCGATAAAGTTCGGGTTACACTTGAAATAGACAAATAATAACCTAAAATACAGTGGTGGTGCTGAAAAAGACTCGCGATCTCCAAGGGCTCCACCCTCGCCGGATAGCTACCGGCACTTGAAAGGTGGCATCATGCAAACCATGACAACACTACAGTTTGCAGGAGAGATTTTAAGAGATTTGTGGGTCATTTGGGCTCTAGCAATACCCGGAATACTTCTGATATTTAACGACATGGTAAGGTGGCTGTATGGCAAAAAAAAGGAGCACATGGTCACGGGCGGTCAAGGGATCACTATCCGCCCACAAGAAAAAGACCTGGACGGCGTTTTCCCTATATATTCGAACCAGGGATTGTCTGAAGACCACCGGCAACCTCGAACAGGGAAGTTGCGTCACTTGTGGCAGACCTTATCCGCTAAGCGGAGTTGGAGGCTTACAAGCTGGACACTTCATCGCCGGGAGAGGGAACAGTCTTCTCTTTGATGAGCGTAACTGCCACGCTCAATGCTACGGCTGTAATATGGGCAGAGGCGGAGCCTACGTAGAATACTTCGTGTTTATGGAGAAAAATTATGGACGCGAAGTCATTGAAGAGCTCCGCCAGAAACGTCATAAGGCTGTAAAATTCACAATATCTGAACTTGACGATATGACAACTATGTACACTCGCAAAAGAGAAGAGCTTTTGGCTCACCCAGACCTAGCACACTGGGAATTGCCTGTCAACGTTGACGAAGCACTACCATTTTAGTAGGCTAAAGCCTGTCACTCAAGAAAGGACAAATAGAGCACTTCTGCCAGCGACCAGCTCTGATTATGAAACGCATTATCCAACCAATAATTGCTTCCGTACTTGCAGCATCATTCATCTGTATCCCTGTTTTCTCCGAACCCCTACCACCGAACAAGCCTACCGAGGCTGGTACCAGCGTGCCCACACACCAGCAACTTAAACTGGTTAAGCCTATCGCTGAGCTCACAGCAGCTCCTCTGCCTGAAATTCAACCCGTTCCTGTTCCAGAGCCCGCTCCAGCACCTACACCGGCTCCTACGGACTCAGGATGCGTTACTGGTTATGTTTCAGGCGACTATTACTTAGATAAAGTCGTTGCCTTTGAATCAGGTGGAAGAAGCTGTGCCACTAACCCTGGCGGATGCTTCGGTTTGCTCCAAGCTTGCCCTGGAGCGCCACTACGCGCTGCTTGTGGTGGCGAACCGGCTTGTCAGATAGCCTGGTTCCAAGCGAATAAAACAGGTGGTAGAAGCTGGGCAGAGGTCTGGCAACACGAGCTAGACTATGGCTGGTGGTAGTAAAAAACCGTCCGCATTGGACGGCTTTAAACTCTTTTATGAAGACATGCCTATTAAGATGTTTGGGCGATTGCTTTCTTCACGTGTGTCCGGCTCCAGACGTAAGCCAGGGTCAAAACCCCGATCACAATCAAAGCCGTTACGCGCACAGCTAGTACGTGGTTTTTAACGACCCCTTCAATGAAGGTAGTTACGTTCACGACTGCCACTTGCCAGAATTCGCTAGTTTTAACACCGGGCTTGAAGGCTCGGATTTTTTCTAATAGCGCTTCCAGAGCGTTGAGGTCTACGGATACCTGACCGTCCACTTCACCTGGAGTTGTAGGAACCGGAGGTTTTGGCTGCGGAGTAGGTGGAAGCGGGTCGTTAATGACCGGACCAGTTCCCGGATCAGCCGGTGGTGTTGGTGGAATCACCGTACCAGGGTCGGGTGGAGTCGGGGGAGTATCGGCAGGTGGAGGCGTAGGGTCAGCCGGTGGGGTAGGGGGCGTTGGGTCTGCTGGAGGAGGAGTTGGTGCCGGTGCAGCGCCATGAACAGCAGCGTAGGCATCCCAAGTTCCGCCATCTCCGTAGAAGACGTTGCAGTCCAAATTGCCACCGTAACCATCCAAATAACCGCTAGAAGTAAACTGCCAGCCAATGTTGCCAACAGCACCCCAAGGAGTGTTATCGTCTAGGCTAAGGTCAATCTGATAGTTGTGGATCGGAGCTGAGTTAAGCGGGTAAGCAGCCTTCCAGAAGCCATAATCAGCGTCAATAACGCTTGACCAGTCAGCTTCATTAACTACTGATTCGCTCATGTAAATGATTGGCTTAACGCCAGTTCGAGCGTACACGTGATCCAGCCAAGCCTTTGCCCAAGCCACATCATGTGGGTCGTTCAAAAGGTTGCCGTTTTTGTCAACGTAGTGCTCGTTGTCGAGCATCAAAATACCATGACCAATGTAGCCCTGGCAGTTATCTACGAAGTAATCAGCTTCAGTAATCGGATCAGTTAACTTGTTTGTGGCGAAGTGATAAACGCCCCATTTTTTGCCAAGAGAAATGGCTTGCTGGACTTTGCCATCACAGGCATCATCCACGTAGTAGTTACCCTCGGTTGCTTTTGTATAGATAAAATCAATGTTAACCGCAGCCTCGTTAAGGTCGGCTTTCCAGTGGCTTGTGTCAATCCCAAACATATGTGCCATGACTACTTCTCCTTAGATTTCTTATGTGCTTTGCTAATGTGCATTGCGCTAATCTTTTTATATGGTAGCGCGGGATGATGTTTTCTGCAAGTAGTATATGGGGTACCATCCACGTGATGCAAACCTAACCTCCAGCAACCTGATACGTGGCAATTCAGGCGCTTATATAAAACGGCAATTCCACCCAAAAGACTTAGTTCTCCACCAAAGCCAGACCAAAATAAATACCAGTTTCCACTAGGGTTATCCAATCCCGTCAGGTGACGGAAGAAATGCAACATAGTTAAACTACTGGCGGTACTGAGTTAGGTCGAGCGAAGAAGTAAACCAGACCTACTAGAAGTCCGATTAACGGAGAGAAAGCTTCGAGTTTGCTTCCAATGGCTGCTTCAAAATGAGCCACAATAGCTCCGATGATGAAGACTACTAAAAATGCTACGACCCCTGCTAGAACTGCGTAGGCAATGCGCCCGGCTAATCCTGATAGATTCATATAACCTCCCTGTTAATGCCGGTATTATAGCACAAGAACAACCTCTAGCAATATGAAAAAACAACGCCCGGACGGTGAAATCTTGGCGTTGTTTATTTAAATGTAGCATAAGCAATTATTCTTTGTCCACTTCCGGTGTGCCAAGGGACTTTTTAATACGAGTTTCGAGGTAAGTTAATTTACGCCTCTGCTGGTCTAGTGCGGTTTTCATCTTGGAAATTTCATCCAGTAGTTCTTGCTTCTCTGATAACAGTTTGTCCACCTTCTCATTCAATTGCTTAATCTTTTCGGCATAAGCCTTTTCAGATTTCTCTTTCTCCTCGGACAAACGAGTAATTTCAGCGTATAGCAGTTCGATAACCTTTTCAACCGTATCAACACCAGGATTTAAGCGCCCGAACTCCTTAACCAAATCAGTAGGCATAGTTTCAATTTTTTTGGTAGTTTTCTGTCCAGAACGGAAAGCATAATAGGCAGCGCCAACCGCACCGGCAGCACTTACAGTAGCCACAATGATAGGGGTCGGGTCAAACACTGACATTGTTCACTCCGTTCGTATGTGTCTCATCCTGCAAAGTGGTATGAATATTCTGTTGTAGGGTAGCTGATAGCGGATTTACGGTAGGTTCGCTGGAATTGATAATACAAACGAAAGTGTAAAATGTCCAAATGACTGGCGCACTAACCCCCACTACATTGCCGGAAAAGTAAGATAGCCAAAAACCAAGAGCTAAAAAGCTGCCTATCCCAGCACTCATAACCAGACCAATGCGGGCGAACATATATTTATTGCATCCAAACGACCCCAGTAACAAAAGAATGCCAGATACAGTAAAAAGAGTTACCCAGAAAATAGGGTGATGGACAAGACCAATACTAAGAATTCTCGTAAAACTAATTGAAGCCTTGGGAGAATCGAGTGCTACAAAACTAGCAATAGTCAGGTTAGATACCGCTACGAGCAGTATCATCCTGAATAAATTTGGATGTTTTTTATGTAGGCTCACCCCCATAGTATCAGTCGAATCCTACTTCAGTTTTTCTCTTACTTTTGGCAGAGAGACGTGAGGTGATGCGAGCAGCAGTTTGTTTGACCTTTGACGGGGTCATAGACCGGGTGTTGGTCTTTTTTGACTTCAAAATCTTGTTAGCCTTTGAGTCAATTTTAGCCTTAGCACCAGGGCTAAGATTGCCTTTTTCTTCTTGCTGAGTGGCGCGAGCTTTCGCGTTAGCAGCGTGGGCACGGTCTGGCATCGGGTACTTTTTCTCGCCCGGTAGACCAAATTCGCTCTTGGGGACAGCCTTACGAGCTTTAGCAGTTAATTTTGCCATGTCTTCCTCCTTATGTTTACTCTAGTACAATTCTACTACTTCAGCAACGGATTTTGCCACTTCGGTTGGTACCGACCCTGGCGCTCGGCTTGCGACTGCTGACGCTTTGCCTCTAGCTTAATCTGTTGCAACTGGCTTGGGTTGTACCCAGCCTTCTGAAGTAACTGTTGAATTTTCTCTGGGGTATAACCTTTGCTTTCAAGTGACTGAACAGAGGTCTTGGCAGAAGAAGAGACTAGAGATTTTGCGACACCGGACAGGTCTAGTTCTTTCAATTGCTCCGGTGAGTACTTGTCAATAAGCTGAAGTTTTTGTTCGGTTGGCAGACTATCGAAGTGGCGCTGGGTATCTGAAACCGCCCCGCCTTTAACGAATTTCTTATAGGCAGCATCACTCATCGAAGACTTGACTTGCTTAAGCGCCGGTGAATCTGTTTTGCCCTGCTTAATGTCCTGCCGGGCAGCAGCTTCAGCTTTCATTAGAGACGCGTCCTGAGAAGCCCCGTGCCCTTGCGGAAGAGTAGCGGAGTATTTAGCGTCAACTTCTTTTTCAAGCCGGTTCTGATCTTTGGTGGAAGTTCCATAACCGAGTAATTTCGCCCCTGATACAGTACCCGGCTGGGCACCCTTACCGAAGGTTTGGTTAAGAGTAGATGTCTGAAAGCCTAGCGGTGTAGCAGCGTTCTCCAAAGCGTTCATGAAGACCTGGACTAGCTGGCGCGGACCGGAAGCATTTTTATCGCGGACCTGGGTACCTTTATAGGGGTCAGTATTACTAATAATCCGTGAAAGTTCCTGAGCTCCAGGAGACAATTTGTTGATAACTGTCTTTGGATTAGCGATGTTCAAAAGCTCACCAATCTGACCGTAGAAGTTGGTGATGTGGTACTCTTTACCGGTCTTTTTATCCACGTAGAAAACCGGGCTCAGTTTTGAGTCTTTGTTCTGGAAGGTTGAATGTCCGGTGGTAGCGTAGTTCATTGCTTGAGCAGCACCAAATAAGTAGGTAAATCCGCGAGCAAAAGCTTTGGCAGCCTGGCGTTGTTCAGCTTTTTGAGCAGCATCAGACAGGATATTGTTCTTCCCTGCCCCGGTGATTTTAGTGCCGATAGCCATTGTAGACTGAAAGAATTTACCAGCGAAGAAGGCAACCCGTGAGGCTTCCTTTAGGGCAGCCGATGTTTCAGTGGCTCGCTGGGAGAAAATAACCCGGTTGGCGGTGTCGGCAGCGATCTTACCAGCCTCGTCTTGTGAAAGCCCTTGCTTCAAAAGATTCTTTTCAACGTGCAGGTAAGTGTTCATCCCCAGTTTGTCACCAAAGCCTTCAAACAGAGCCTTCTGGCTTTTGTCGTACAGTTTGCCCAAAACAGAAGTAGATTTTCCAAGTGCCCCTTTGCCATTGTTGGCTTCATCAAAGATGTTTGTCATTCCGGCGCGCGAAGGAACAAAGCCGTGCTCAATGGCTCGGTTAACGTCCTGCTCAGCGTAGTTTTTGAAAGCGGTAGCTGTTCCTCGAAGCCCCTGCTCACGGATAGAAGCTAGAGCAAAGTTTTTGCCGTGAACCAATCCGTTTAGGGTAACCAATCGCTTAGCGGTAGAGTTATATTTTGATAGACTTCGCTCAATTTCGTTCCCACCAGGAGTCTTTACTAGAGCTTCTACACCCTTAACGGCTTCAGGGTGGACAGCCCGACCAGGAATCAAAGAGGTGTTGTAATCCCGGTAGCCAGGAGGCAGACCGTGATCCTGGGAGAAGGTGATTGTAGCAGCTCGACCATCGCGCATAGCAGTCTTATCCAGTTGGGCAAGCCCCTCAGCGTGGTTGATGGCTTTCAAACGGGTAGCGGTAGATTGGCGCATAATTTCAACTGGGTTGTCGGCAACCTTACCACCCTGAGATTCCACAGCAGCTTTGTACTCACCGTGTGTTTTGTACAGGTCGGAACCTGGCTCACCCAAAGTGCCTGATTCTAGCTGGGCACGACCTTTAGCGAAGCCTCCAGTCTTGCGAAGACCGCCCATTGAGCTGCCACCGCCTTTCTCGCTGAATTTAGCGATACGGGGCACGTATGAAGCGTCTCGCGCACCATTTTTAAGGATGCCAGCACTTTCAAGTTGGCTTCCCATTTCTTTGAAGTGATTAGTCCAGAAATCATGAGCCTGAGTGCCTAGTTTGCCAGATTCAACGTCTTTGATGAAGTTGGCGTGTGATCCGCCCTGCTTAATGTAGTCGTTGTAAAGACCGGCAAATTTGTCGGCTGTAGAGTTGGCGTGGAAATTAGCGTGTACATCCCCAGAGGCAATTTGGCGGATAGTTGAAGCAAAGTCAGTGTTCCCCTGACGGGCAGCGCCCAGTTCTGGGTTGAGCGTACCAGCACCTTTACTCTGTAGTTTAGAAGTAATGCCGGTTGAAGGAGCTTTGTTGGTATTGACCAGAGGCTCAGGAGGCGCTTTTTCACCGGCAGGTCGTGAGACCTTCTGAGATAGGCTGGCTGTCTCTGTTGGAGCAGCAACTTCAGCAGCCTGGGCAGGGGCTTTTTGGCTAGTTTTTCCGGCAGTCTTTTCGATAACTCCAGTTGCCTTGTTTTGCATCAGTTTTTGACCAGCATTAGTTACGGCTTTGCCCGGAAGGGTGCCGTGAATGTAGTCTTTGTTCAACTGTTCCAAAGCCTGGACGTGCTGGTTATCAATAGCGGTAGCCATGATTTTCTGCTTACCGGATGGCATCTTCTCCAGCCCCTTGTAGGCTTTGTCGTAACTCTTGGATAGGGCATTGAAGCGCTGGGCGTACTCATCGTTGGACATTTTAACAGGAGTAGCAACGTGGATTGAAGTTCCGGTATCTTCCGCGCCCTTAACTGTAATTTTGCCAGCATTCGAAGCCTCGCTCGCAGCTTTTTCGCTTAGTACGTCTGTCATGCCAGCTTTCGGTAGATCGCCAGACATTGCTCCAGTTTTGCCAGTCATCTTCTGGATAGCTGCAACTGGACCGTCCTTAAATACACCATGCAAAACACCAAATCCTTTGGCTAGAGCCGTAGAACCACCGCCAATGATCCCGCCGGTAAGAGCACCTTTCGCGGTGTTTTTTAGATCAATTTTACCATTCTGAAGTAGGTTAGCTCCAGTATTACCGGCTGCTCCAGATAGAGCGCCAAGGACAGTATTTTCAGCGATTTGGCGCATCGCTCCATGCGAAGCTTCCACCACTCCTTCGCCTAGTTTATAGACCTTGGCAGCCTCTCCAAACTTGGCTAATGGGATCAGCTCACCGGCAGATTCAAGAGTTGCTCCACCAATATCTTTTACCCCTGTTTTTAGGTCACCTTTTTTGGCTTCGGCTTCGGAGGTGGCAGTACCAGCGTTAAATAGACCGCCCTTGTTTTTGTTGAAGCCCTTATAGTCCTGCTGAGACTGCTTATTAGCATTAGAAAAAGCGGTAGGATTGTTCGTATGAGAGGCAGCTTCCATCTTGGCTGTATCAACTACCTGCTTGCCTTCTTGGAGACCTTGGTTAGCTAATTTCGCTGTACCTTTGAAAAGGAATTTACCAACGGCATTGGTAACTTTGCCGGTATCTTTGGCAGCAGTTTTAAGCGGGTTATTGTTCGAGTTAACAGCCGGACCAGAGTTTGAGACTGCCCGGTAAGCATTTAGGGCATTGACTTTGCCGATACCGACCTGAGCAATACGCCCCCAAAAGTTCGTAGGACCCGCAGGAGGCGGTGACGCAGCTTTTGGTTGAGCTGGAGCTGCTGGAGGCGCAGCATCTATCGGGTTTGCCGAGAAGTTATATCCTGCCATAGCTAAAACCCATAATACCTACCAGAGTCGGCTTTCTTGATGGCAGCAATAAGTTGGCTGTCATTCTGAGGGTTAGCTTTGGCGACCTTGCTAGCAACGTTCCGGTCATAACTTGAACCGTTTTGTAGCAGGTCAATAATGTCCTGCCCGCCCATGCCAGCTCCCGAAATATATTCAGCCATATTAACGGGTTTGCCGTTGGGTCCGGTGAATGAGTATCCCTGGGATGTATCATTCTTACCAGTGTTCTGATTGAGTTTGCCGGTAGCCTTAAACTGAGCAGACAGTTTAGAAGCGTTGGAAGCTGCTGAATTGTAGGCTGACTGATTAAGCCGAGCGTAAGATAGCTGAAGCTGTTGCTGCTTGTACTGCTGGTCATTGAAATCTTTAACGGCTGCTCCGTAGGCATCGTTGGCATACTGAGTCTCAAGGCTCTGGTACTTCGGTGTAAGAGCAGCGATTCCGGCACCGTAACTGATGTCGGCATTAGTCTCGCCAGTAGTGATTTCGTTCAGTTTGTTGGCGCGAGTCTGTTCAATAATCCCCTGTTGCTGGTTAGCGCGGGAGAACATCTTGCCCATATCGTTGCCCTGAAGCCCAGAGAAGTTTCCGCCAAGGCGCTGTGAGTAAAGCTGGTTAATCTGCCCGGTTTGATCCTGAACTGAGTTTGTAAGCTGGTCAATGGCATCCTGGTAGGTAGTGTTAACCTGCCCTTTTTGAGCTTCCAGGGCATTCTTTGTGGTATCGCGCGTAGCACCAAGAGCAATGCTCTCAGCTTGTTTCTGAGGTTCGTAGATGCTTGTGGCTGCTTGCTGATAGGCTGACATTGATGGGGGCATACTAAACTCCTATCGCTATCCACATACATTGCACGGTTCCAGCACCACCGTTACTCTGGATCAAAGCAACTCCCGTAGTTGTCGTAGGAGCGCTGTTAACAACGGCGGTCATTCGGTTGTCGGCTGGAATATATGGTATAGCCATGAGCAATGGTGCAGCAGTAAAAGTTATCCCCCATGTCAAGTTGAATGAAAGGTTAGCGTTAGCAATCATTGTTTGCTGGTTAGTTAGTCCCCAAACAAATTTGAAACCACCGAGATTAAGATAATTTCTAGTTCCGGCTGCACCACCCGTGTTAGTGTCAGTAAATAGCTGGTTAGCTAGAGATAGTAGAGCTGGCTGGTGAGAATCAATCAAGTTAAGTAAGGAGTCAACACCACTTTGAGTGATAGAAGTAATAGTGGAGGCACCAGAGACAATTTTAGCTACCCGGACTGAGTTAGCAGTTAGGGCTGGAGAAGCAGCGCCGTTAGTTACGGCGTTATAAGTGATGTTGCCGTTTACGTCAATATCAATATAGGTGTCTTTTGAGGCTGCCATTGCCTGGGAAGCAACTGAGTTAACAGTGACGCGAATACCGTTCACGTAGATGATACCAGAGGTCATACCTACGTTTAGACCAGATACGGTGCTCCAGACACAGGTACCGTTCTTCACAAACGGAGCCGTAGTCTCGTTCAAGAGAGTGTTCGGGTTGATCGCAGCGTTGAAGGCTGCTGCCACCAAAGTTCCTGCCTGGATTTGACCGGCATCAAAGCTCTGGATGGCTTGGTAGACAGCGTTAAGATTGGCGAGTAGCGGAGACGCATCGAGCGCCTGTCCGTTGGTTGGTACTGTGGGGTTTGGTACTACTAATGCCATAGTTTTATTCCTTTATGCTTATTATGCTTTACAACAATCATATATTCAAGGGGAGGTTAAAAATATAGATGCCACCTTCCCAGTGGGTGGTAGCGAAGAAACCGCCGAGGTTGCGGGCGAAAACGTTGAAATAGACGTTCTGGGCATCGCAGGTAAAATAGGCATAGTCGTTAACCAGACCACCGGGAGCGAAGTTAGTTTCAACGTAGCCGTTGGGAGCCCAGGTGTTCGGACCGGCAACAATCAGATAAGGTAGCGTCAAGGGAGGAAAGCCTTGTCCATGAACATAGGTAGCCTTGTATACCCCTGTTGGAGAGCCGTTGATTAGATCAACTACTAAGTGGGCGTAAGCTATTACCTGGTAGGAAATTTGGCTCTGCGAACGGTCATAGATTTCATTCTGCTGGTCAATAATATCTTGAAGAGCCTTCCGTTGCCCGGCAGGAGTATCCAAATCATATACGGTTGAGTCAAGTTGCTGAGACATATTAAGACCCCGTTGGCACCTGCGCCGGTTGCTGAATGAAATAGTAAGAAAGAGAAATGTTGATGGCTGCCCCGTTGTTGGTTCGGGCAAAGTTAAAGACTACATTCGTGGAAGTCGTGTAGCCATAGGCTCGACCCAGTAAACTACCGGCGTTATCGTACTCCCAGTTTGGCACCGTAAAATACTGCCCTGGAATGTCAGAGCGCGTATAAAAACCAATCCAGATAGGCGCGAAAGCCAGTCCGTGAGTGGTCGTTAACGTAAGTCCAGAGTTAATACCTCCAACCCCGTTCCAAGTTCCTGAAAGCGAGCCTCTACCTACGATATTCAAGGTGTTAGCGATAGCATCCAACTGGTCAGAGTTTCGGTTCAGCTCGTCAATAATCTGGGAGATGTTTTGCCCATTTAAGTCCATCTGGCTCATTTTGCCAGTCATGTCTACGACTTCATCTAATCGTCCCATTATGCAGTCACAATCTGAGGTCGCTCTTTTTTAAGCTTATAAGAAATCGAGTACTTAATAGCTCGCCAAGGCTGGTTGGCTAGGTCGTTACCGAACATGAATTGGCAGTACCGACCAGTTCCGCCAATGTTAGCTTGAGCAAACTCGGAAGCGTAAGTACCCCAGTTGCCGGTTGATGGACCCCATAGAAGCGCAGGGTTCCATGTCAGAGCTCCGGATGTCAGGTTCAAAGGTTTCTGGTAGGCTAGCGGAGCGAAATCAAAGGCATAGCCAAACTTAATTGGATACGGCTCGGCATCTAGGAACAGGTTGAAGAAGCGGTACTTTTTAGTGTAGCCGGTCATATCAAAGTCAAAGGTTTTAGTCTTCCAGTAGGAGTTATACCAACCGATAGAATAAACACTTCCGGCTCCAGGTGTTCCGCCAGACCAAGCAATAGTCAGGGTGTTGGAAGTGTTCGCGGTAACAATACCAGTAGCCCCAGTTCCGGCACCTCCGATAATCTTCACGCGCGCGTCTATAGCAACGCCGGATGTCCAGCTCTTGCTAGTGTCCACAAGGGTTGTCGAACTACCACCGGTAGCGGTACCGTTATCGCCAAAGATGTCAGCGTAACCCTGAAGAAGCTGGTAAATGTTTCCTTGAGTTGGGTCGCCAAGGCAGATAGTTTCGAGAAGCCCGGAGAACTTGTAGTTAACCGCGCATCCGCCGGGAATGTGATCCCACAAAGAGTACTGTTTTGAGCGCACATCATAGCAGATAGCCGAATCCGGCGTTGTGGCAGCAGCACTTGGATAACCAACAATGTATTTGTTCTCCAAAGAGTTGAAAATACCCCAAGATAGACTAATGAATCCAGGGTTCATAAAGTTCTGGAAGGTAGTTTGCAGGAACGGGCTGATTAGCTGGACTGAGTAGTTCTGAAGGGCATAAATTCCGGAGTGGTGCATAAAGAAGAGTGTTTGCTCAACCTTGGCAATTGTCCGGAATGCACTACAACCAACAGGAGAGTTAGCTTGCCGGAGCTGGAGGTTACCAATAGTCGTAGTGTTCCCGGCTCCCAGTGGCTCTCCTGTAAGAATCCAAACCGATTCATCTTTAAAGATTATCAGGTTATCCAAAACCTCGGAAATGCCGGTGATGTTCTGACCATCGTTGGTGTTGATCTGAATGAAGTTGTTGACCGGGAATGAACCTGGCACC